CTGCGACATAAGCTCCGCAAGTACACTTACCACTATATCTATTCGTTGTCATTGTCAATCCCTCACTTTCTGATTTTAGTATATCACGATAATATTATTTGTCAAGTAAAATAATATACCGTAATTAAGCTTATAATATGCAAAGCATACGCCAAAACATAAACCATTGATAATAAACAAAACAATATAAAACAAATGTTTTAGAGTTAAAATGTTCGACAAATTGGAAAGTACAATCTAATAATAACAATGGGATCATTAATTCATCCCAGTGTAAACAAATTCGACAATTCACAGTGGTATTGAGTAATAACAATATGATATAAAATTAATATGCAAAATAATTCGACAAAAAACACGTTAAAATCAAAATAGTGTTTGACAAATGACCAAAACTATGCTAATCTTTATTGTAAGTGTATGAAAAGCAAGGGAAAGTACAACAAATCGGACTTTTCGAATAAGCATGAACGGGCAATGAAACTCCTGGCGACCGCGCAACCTTTGAATGATCGAGTAATCCGCAGAGTCAAGACCTTACTCTTTAAAAGCGCTTCATAATAAGGGATAATGAAATATAATAACCTTACCCCAAGAGATGCAGCCTTCCTTATGGCTTACAAGGCCGCTAATTTCAACGGGCGTAAGGCATGGCAGACCATAAAGCCTACAGCATCAGAAAACTCCGCTAAAGCCTCAGCCTGGCGAATACTCAAAAAACCCGAAGTAATAAAAGCCCTCGAAGAACTAAAGCAAGACAATATATCAGCAGTAAACAAAAAAATATCATACTCTAAGGCCGAACTGCACGAAGACACAACAAGAATAATGAGATCGGCTGAAGAAGAAAAACAATTCAGCGCAGCCGTCAAATGCGTTGAACTAAAGGCCAGGACCGAACGTCTATTCGACGATGATACCGATGACTCAAGTAAATATACTATGTTTATCCAAAGTATTTCTAATAATAACATTAACATAAACCAAATTGTACAAAACAAGGAAAATATTAAACAAGAACAAGAGGTTTTGTGTGAGGGGTTACACAATCCCACGCAATCCGATCAAATTACCACTGAAACTATAGTAGAATAGTAGTACAATACAATAAACAATATACCCTTATATACTATAGTAGTACATGTAACATATTGATTGTATTCATTTGTCTGATAATGTACATTATGTCAAGTGGTAATAAGTTATTGAAAACAAAAAGAATGCTTGTTATGTCAAATCGGTGAGGGGTCTCCCCCCTCCCAATACTGGTTATAGTACAACCCCACGGAATTTTGAAAAAGTTTTGACTTTTGGTTTAAGTGATTGATATTATGGGATTTATAGATTACATATTTGTTATATTATGTGTGATAGTTGTAGTGAATGTATTGAGGATGTGGTGACAATATGGATGCGCCGTTGTGTAGGATATGTGGAAGTAAGCATTATGGTATGGATCATAGGTTTAAGGATGAGGTAGTAGAGCCTGCATCTAACGATGTTTTAGTTGCATCTAACATAGAGCCGATTGCATCTAACAAGCAGAGGTGGTCTCGTGAGAAGTACAATGAGTACCAGAAGGAGTACATGAAGCGTAGGCGTATGACTCGTAAGGAGCGAAATGGATGAGCCTGTGAGTGTGGAAGCGGTTCATCCTGTGATTGACAAGTGGAAGTTGTTTGATTTGTTGGGGTACAAGGTATATCACAAAGAGGTTCGTCGGTTTCACAATAGTGATGCGAGGATCAAGGTATGTTCAGCCCCGAGGCGGAGTACGAAGAGTTATTCAGCGGCGAAGGAGGTTTTGGCGAAGATACTTTTGCCTGGGACACGGACGTGGGTAGTTGGCCCTTCGTACGGGTTGGCGGAGAAGGAGTTCCGGTATATTTACGAGGATTTAGTTATTGGTTTGCGGAAGTTGGGGCTGCCGAAGGCGAAGATTGCGTTGAACAATGCAAGGAGTGGTAGCCTGTTGATTAAGATGCCTTGGGGGGCGGTGGTTGAGGGTAAGTCGGCGGACAACCCTGAGAGTCTGTTGGGAGATGCAGTTGACCAGGTGATCTATTCGGAGGCCGCGCAGTTGCCTCGTCACATTCGAGAGCGATACGTTCAACCGACTGTTATTACTAAGAAAGGTACTGAGATTATTCCTACGACACCGGATCAGGGTGGTGAGTGGGTGCATGAGTTAATTGAGAAGGGTCAGAGGGAGGACTTCCCTGATATTGGTTGTTTTCATTGGGATATTACGGCTAACCCTGCGTATGACAGATCTGAGTTTGAGAGAGCTAAGAAGTTCTATGGTGCGGACAGCCCTGTATTCCGGGAGCAGTACCTTGGTGAGTGGGTGTTTTACGGAGGGCGCGTATATCCGACTTTTGATGAGGGTCTACATATTATCGAGCCTTTCGATGTGCCGTTGGACTGGCCTGTTGTCCGAGGGATTGATTTTGGACATCGAGACCCGTTTGTGATGTTGATGTGCGCTGTTGGTCCATCCAATGAATTGTACTTTTTTAAGGAGTATTATATTCGGGAGGGTCGTTCTATTCGGGAACATGCGTTGTCCATCAAGGCTGCATCAATGAACCGTAAGATAAGTGTGACGGTGGGGGACCCTGCGGCAAAGCAGCAGATTGATGATTTGTGTTTTGAGGGTGTGCCGACCATTTCAGCGAACCATGATCGTACCGCGGGGAGGATGCGGGTCTTGGAGTACATGCAGCCTTCCGAGGATGGAGTCCCCCCCTGGCCTCTCCGTGACCTCCCCGCGCAATTCTCCCGTAAGAACTGGCCTCGCATGTATATCTTTAATAATCTGAAAGAAACTTTAAGAGAGATACGATACTTCCGTTGGAAGGAAGGTTCTCGTACTGAGGGTGATAAGGAGAAGACCGAGGGTGATGACCATGCGATGGATGTGATGCGGTATGTCTGCATGACCAGACCTTCTCCTTATAAGATGGTTTTCAGGACGCCGGCTGGAAGCTTCAAAGGGTGGTTGAACAAGGCGGCGGTGGATAAGGTTGCCGCTCAATACATAGGGGGCAAGAGTGCCTAAAGATGATATAAAGGAATGGAGTCAAAGACTTGACGTTTCGCATCTGAAGTTCAAGACGGTCAAGAAGAAGATTCAAAGAGCGTGGGCTTATTATAGAGGAAACCAATGGACAGCCGACCAGGATTGGGGTGGAATGGATGTCTTTGGTTATAAAGACAAGACTGTAGATAATGTTATCTTTACCTGTGTACGGTCTATCGTGCCTGGATTAAACTCAAGGAATCCAAAGATATATGTAAGACCAAAGAAGAAACCTTTTATGATTAAGAAGCAGGGGATGTTTGATACAATGGCTGCTTCTGTCTATGTTGAACTCGTTTTGAATTATTACTATAAGATATTGGAAATACAGAGAGAATCAAGGAAGTGTTTATACGATGCCTTGCTTTCTCCGTTTGGAATCATGGAGTTGGGATATACTCTAAAGACTTCTAAAGTAAAGGGTGACACCTTACTTGATATAAATGAATTGATCGAGGAAGACTCCCCCTTCTGCATGAGGCGTTCTCCTATGGAGTTTCGGGTTGATCCTGAAGCCAAAGACCCGAACCTGAAGGATGCAAGATGGATTGCTCTTAGATGGGTCAAGGAACTTGATGACGTAAAGAAAGACCCAAGGTTCACCCATACTAAAGGACTCAAGGTAAATCATCGCGTGAAGACGAACTTCACCAGCGTGAATACTAACACCAGACCTGATGACCTGGATGAAGACCCGTATCTTTGGGGTAGGGTTGAGGGATGGGATATTTGGGATAAGAAGACTCACAGGATAATGAGTTATGTAAAAGACCATCCAAAGTTTCTAAGGGATGAGGAAGAATGGCCTTTGGAGTTTGATGGTTTCCCTGTGGAGACTCTTTACTTCAACGAGAACAACACAGACATCTATCCTATCCCTGAGTCTTGGTTGGCGTTGGACCTCCAGGACGAACTGAATAGAATTGGTTCAATGCAACTTGACCACATCAGAAGGATTTCTCAACGTAGATACATCGCAAGAGAAAACGCCTTCACTGATGAGGAAGAAAGAAAACTTACTCATGGTGGAGATGGAACTGTTGCTCGTACAAGCCTTGACCCTCTAACTGCTATCATGCCTCTCCAAGACGCTACTATCTCACAAGATATATATATGATTAGAAATGGACTGAAGGGAACAATTCAATCCATGATGGGAGTTTCGCCGTCTGATGTTATGAATGCCACAAAGTACGAGAACGCCACGGAACCTGCTCTTATCCAACAGGGTGTGATGACCATTCGTGGAGACCAACAGCAGATGTTCGAGAACTTCACAATCAGGATTATTGAAAAACTTGGTAAGATAATTCAGCAGACCGCAGACGAGATTGAGATACCTTTAACCGCCGATGAGATGAACGATGAAGAACTGATGAAGTTCACTCAGAATAAACTTGTCAAGATTGCCGGAGAACAAGGGGCTGTAATCATTCAGCCGTGGTTGCAGATAGACAAGTACGATATTCAAGGTGAGTACATATATGATCTTGAAGTTGGTTCTACCATGCCTATCAACGAACAGTCTATGAGGCAGGATGCTGTTACTCTATATAAACTTCTTGAGAACAATCCTTATGTTAAGGGCAGGGAAGGAACAAAAGAAATTCTTTCCGCATTTAATAAAGCAGACCCCGATAAGTTTATGAAACCGGAAGAACAGGTTGGTCAGGAACATCAGCAAGCGGTTCAGGAACACATTCAGACCGAGAATGCCCTTGATGCTCCGAAGCGTCAGGTTGATATGGCAAAGACTCAACTAAAGTCTGCGACAGCCGAGAAGGTTGCAATCATCAAAGCGGCGACTGCACATGCAGGTAATCAGGTGGCAAAAGAAGTAGCAACGCAACAGGTTAGAGGGAAGCTTCTTGGAGATATGTTGAAGCAAAGAACACAAAACCGGGGGGAACAACGCTAATGCCAATGTACGAATATAAATGCAGTTGCGGAAATCACTATGATGCTGTTCATTCAGTAGAGACAAGAGATTTTGAGGTCTGTCCTGACTGTGGATTCAAACCAAAGAGAGTCTTTGCCGCACCAGCGAAGCCAACCATCCTTGAATATTTCAGTGAGAACTTAAATGCTTGGATAACAGGACCAAAGCAGAAATCAAGATTATTAAAAGAAAAGAATCTATCGGAGGTAGGAAATGAAAAAAGATAGTATGCTCAAGAATATGTTGAAAGCATCTGAGATCGGTGGAACCCACAGGGCAAGAAAACGAAAGGCAAAGAAGGGCAATATTACCACGAAAAGTGTGAAGGCAAACAAGACGCGCTTCTCAACAGACAAGGTTGACGGTCACGCAGACAGCAAGTAGATATGCCATTCAAGAGCGAAGCACAACGAAGGTTTATGTGGATGGAACATCCTGAGATTGCCAGACGTTGGGCAAATGAAGAGAAGAAGAATCGTCTTGGCAAAGCCTTGAAGAAAAAGAAGAAGAAATGATCATACACGCTAAGAATGTTTATATAGGGGACAACCCCAAAAAGAAAAGCCGTCTTGCCAAAGCATTGAAGGACGAGGAAGACGATGATGAGGAAACTCCTGTAACGAAGAAGTTGTCTTCAATCGCTGAGATTCTAAAGACCAACAGGGCAAGAGGCGCACAACATATAGGTGGAGGATGAGCAGCGGTATCGGGCAGGGTCCATCTGCAACAGCGGTATTTGAGAACTACGCTGTGCAGTTCGATTACTCAGCAGCGGGGACTGTATATATCGGGACTGCTCCAAGCGGTTCTGCTACTTCTGCTTCTGTTTGGCAAATAAAGAAGTTGACGTATAGTAGCACAGCAGCATTGGTTCAGTTCGCAAATGGATTAGATGCCTTTGACCAGATATGGGATAACAGGACGAGCCTAACGTATGTCTGATTTCAAACTTGTATCACTATTAAATACTCCGGTCAACCTAAGCGTTGGAACGATGGTTGGTCCGGCCATTGCCGATGCTGTCTCAACTCAGACATCAGGAACGATACAGTTTGCTAATTCAAACGGAGTCACGTTTGGACTTGCAAACAACAAGATGACCGCATCTGTTCAGCCTGGAGCGGCGGCTGGAGTTGCAGCAATCTCAGCTTCTAATACTGTTTATACTTCAGGTACGATTGAGTTTGCAGGTTCACAGAACATTACTATAAGTACAGCAGCACAACAGGTTAAGGTAGTTGGTCCCGATCTAACTC